ATCCAAGTCATGAGGATGTAGCTCAATAAAAAAGTTGTCTTTACCAAAAATGCCAAGCATATCCTCAAACCACACACCCATATCGTCTATCTTATGGTTTTGTAGCATTCGAGCCATCGGCGAAATAACACAAGTAGTCGTTGCGATGATGCCTTTATTGTATTGACGAAGTAAGTCTAGGTCAATGGTTGGCTTACCATAAAAACCCTCGGTATTAGCAAGATAGTTTAGCTTGTATAGGTTTCCCAACCCTTCCTGCGTTTCAGCCAACAACAACAGGTGTGCCTTACGCAAACGCTGCTTGCCCTCTTCTCTTATCTCCGTAGCGGTTTTACCTTCTTTTTCTGCATCCGTAAGCCCACGCTGGTGTCTATCTGCTGTGTAATACATTTCATTTCCAAGTAATATCTTGGTGCCGGTTTTCCTGCCCGCTTCTGTAAAAGAATAATGGCTGGCACACGATCCGTGTTCTGTGACTGATAATGCTTCTTGCGAAATGTTTGCAGCCTTTTCACAATAGTCAATGGGTTTACCCACACCATCGAGCAGGCTGCCGAAGGAAGAATGGAGGTGGAGATGCGAAAAAGTTTCTATCTTTCTATTACTCAAATGTATTCCTCTCTAAAAGTTATATATATAATATAGGTATTTTTTCACGCCGCGTCAAGGCTTTTCTTTGTTTATTTTGCATAACTTTATACCAGAAAATTCTAAAAACTTTTTGCCTTCATCTATACGATACTCGTCAATATAGTGATATTCTTTTATTCCTGACGCAACCAATAACTTTGCACACCAGAGACAAGGTGTTTGAGTAACATACATAATACAACCATCAGTATTAATACCATTGCGTGCGGCATATCCAATAGCATTTTGCTCTGCATGAATACCTTGGAAACACGAACCATTGCTATCCTTACCACAAGCTTCTTCACCACCTTCTTCCAAACAATTTAAGCCACCAGCGATGCTTCCATTATAACCAAAAGAAATTATTCGATTGTCTTTAATTAATAACGCTGCTTGTTTAGTTTTAGCACAGGAGCTACGCTCGGCTATTAATAAAGTTATTTCTGCAAAAAGCTCATCAAAACTTATTCTACTCAAAGCACTCCTTCGTTTTTTCATCATACGCTAACTTGCCAGTTCTGATGTTAATCAATTGTTGATCTTTTTCAGAATATTTTGTTAGTTGCCCTACTGTCATATAATACGTCATGGTTTTAATATCACCAAAGTCTTCTGATAGTTTTCTTAACGTACCATGAAAATAAGTACCAGGTTTTTGTGCTATCTTTCTTGCAGGCTTTATTAACCCCTCTAGTGACATTGCATTCTCTGCATTCTTTTGACTACGACGATATCTTTCATGTACTTTGGTAGATTCAGATTTATTTCTTTCTTCTTCCATCTTATCGTCATTGGCTCTTATCTTCTCATAGTTTTCCTTAAGGCGTTCGTTTTCTAACTCTTCACGATGACTTTCAGTTCCTATTTTTCGTAAGATAGATTTAGTGCTCGACATTAATGCCTCCTTTAAAGTACTTCGCAGGCGCCGCCTGCACAGGCGAGTTCGCCAGTAAGGTTAGTGTTATCCATTATCTCTACGACTCCACTTAAATCTACTTCTTTTAGATTATCAATCAACCCCTTAAAGGTTGTTTCATCTATATCTTCAAACGGAGCTTGCTTATAGTTACCACCAAAATAAGGCAACACAGACAGTCCGTTATAATATTCACGATTAGACCACATCCATTTGCCAACTTCCTCCCACTCATCTTCTTTAACTGAAACAGTGCAAGATACATTGTGTGTATTATTCCCACCGTTATGTCCGGGCACAATCCATCGGTTGTATATATCCCTTACTCTTTCCAAAAGCTCTAAGGAAGTTTCATGACGTAAAATGCCGGTGTCTGGTGCTCTTTGTGGAATAGAAATAACAGCCTGACTATCAGCCTTAAAGAAATCATCTTCTACTAATTCAGGATGATTAATGCTAAGGTAAGTATAAATGGCTTCATTTTTACCTACCCTAATGCGTCGAATATAATAGTCATTATGCCAAGCATGCACTCCACTAGAAGTACCCAACACACATGAAGTAGTTCCGCTTGGCTTAACTGTCGTAACTCTAGCGGCATGATTAATACCTAACTCAACTGCATAATACTTATTTGCATCAGTCGCTACTTTAGCTGCTTCTTCTAAGTCTAACTTCTGAACTCTCCCACTGCCAATGCCAGTCATGCCAATGCCAAGTAAAGCATCTTTTTCTGTAGTCCGGCGCCATATATCTCTAAGGTAATGAAAATTAGTATAAGAGGCTTGTAAAGTGCCGATAAGAGATGCAGCTGAAACTCTTTCATTAAGCTCTTGCTGTGTCTCTACATCACTCACATTTACTTCACAAAGATTACAGAATTGAAATGACCTAAGCGCGATTTCTGCACATGGATTAGTGCCCCATTCGGAATCGTTGGTAAAGTATACGCCAGGCTCTCCAGCCCCGCTTTCTTTTACTTTCTCCCAAATATTAAAAAAATCTTTCTTCTTAACTCTATGTCGCACCACGACCGCAGAGTTATTGGCTCTTGCTCTTTGCGGCTCCCCCTCCCACCAGTCTCCAAATTTACATTGAAGCATTTCTTGATCATCAAGGGAAAACAAACTAATAGTAGCAGACCTACGGATGCCTCCAGATAAAACTGCGTCTGCAATCCAACAGACGATATCATGTACTTCCAAAGTAGAGAGTTGTTCACCATGTACTTTCCTATCAAAAATTCTTTTTATATTGTGGACACAATCTTTTAATGGTTGTGGGCCGGGAGCTTTACCACCACTAGTTACTAACAAAGCGCCCTTTGGGCGAACACTACTAAAATCAAATTCGGGTTCTGGTCTACCCAGAAAATATGACTTCATCAACATCTTTATACAATCAGACCAACCCTCGATGCTATCACCAACAAGATAGCGTCGTCTTTTTGTAGGTTTAGTAATTTGAGGTAACTTCTCTACATGATGTTTCTGTACCGAATAACCTACACCAGTTCCACCTAACAACAAAAACATTACTTCACTAAACGCTCGGTAATCATCAATCGGAAGATAAGCGCAATTATATATACGAGAAGGTGTTTGTTTTATTGCAGGGCCAGCAAATTGTAAAGATCGCATTGATGGTAAAACTTTTTTATCATACACCAACTCATAAGCTTTTTCTATGCTCGGCATCAGCTCCGGAAAGTTGGCAATGTGCATATCACGATTACGTGTAATTAATTCTTTCCATGTTTCTCGCCGTTGTTCAGTAGGCAAATATCTTGCATACTTCATGTGGACTGTAATTTCTGATAAAATTTGCTGACTTATATCCAATTTCACTCTCCGTCTGTTGGTGTTTTTACATCTTTAGCTGATTGATATCCATCGCGGAAGAATCCTTTCCCAAAACTAATTCCTACTTGTTCTATTGTACGTTTTACTTCCTCACCACAATTAGGGCAATAAACCTTTTCTCTGGGGTTGTATTGCTTGATACTCATTTTTTTAGTTACTCTGCAAGTGCAACCGTCACAGAGCCAATCGTACTGGGGCATATTGTTTCCTTCTAGGTTCAACTGAATTGTGGCACTCAATACACAACACATCGCATTTAGCCATCTCTTCTTGCAATCTTTCCACACTCGCCTGGCGCGCCATTCGGCCGATTCCCCAACTTTTGGTTGCCGGATCTCTATGATGAAAATCTAACCTACTAGGTTTTTCATTATACCCGCACCTACTACAAGATAATGTCTTCTTCCATTCGTTGAATGCCTTTTGCTTTCTTCGTCGGAGCTGCCGAGTTATGGCGGCACAACAAACCTTGCATTTAGGATCGCGGCCGAGTCTGCCGAGTTTATGTTTATGAAACTCACAAAACGATTTTAGCTTACCGCACTTCGTGCATTTCTTCATCAAATACTCCTAGTGCCCAATTTTTCCACTCGATGAATAAACTCTTGTGTGCCATTTTCTCTGGCAATTATAACTTCATATTCTATTTCTTCATTAGTAATGGGCTGCTCTTTAGTGATCATATCATTAGCCATGCTAATCACATTATCTATCTTTGTTTTAGTGCGAGGTACAGAATAGACATTATTAATCTGTATCTCGCTATTCCCATATCTTCTTGTTCTTGTAATTGTTAATCTTTCCATATCAACCTATGCTTCCTCTTTAACATCGCGGTAAAAAGATCTCATCTTATCACCACCACTTAACAAATTATTTACCTTATCACCTACTGAAAAGCCAGCCGATTGATCGTCATTCAAATCAATAAAAGCGCGAGCTGGGTCCATATCAATATTGTAATTAACATTAGCTTGACCCATACGATTTTTGCCAATATGGAACTTCCGTTGTGAGAATGTACCAAAGAAGTCTACAACCATTGCTTTATTAATCGCTTCGCCAACCTTATCAATTGTGATAACGTCGTCATTGAAACCTTCTCTATTACTTTGAGTTGCCGTCCAAATCGGTAGCTTCATCTCCATCGACAGAGCGCGAAGATCTTCAAAAATACTTTCAAGCTCAAAGCGTTTTTGATCATAGCCGCGGCGGCTTTTCATCAAGTCACCATAATCAATAATAATAAGATCGGGATCAAAACCATTTGATAGGAGCCTTCCCATATGAAACTTGATAGTGTTAATTGTTGCAACCTTCGGCGGATACTCCTTAATATATAATTGCCCGCCATTAAAACGAACTAGTTGAGCTTCAGCTTCTACCATCCGGTTACGCAATTCTTTGGTGGGAATACCAGTAATACGACTATCATAACGATTACCAACATGAGTTTCGCTTAACTCAAACGAATAATGAATAACATTCTTACCAGCAGCTAATGCACCATATCCAAGATTAACTAAGAAAAATGATTTGCCACCGCCAGTCGGGGCCATCACCACACCCAGTTCACCATTCGCTAAACCGCCATCTAAAACTTCGTTAGCGTCCAACAATGGAAACCCTGTTGGAATACAAGCCCGTGCATGAACTTGCTGGCGAGACTTAAACGAATCAAAATAATCAGCTCCCAAATCTTGTTCAGTACTAATCTTTAAGCTATCTTCAATAGTTTTTTGAATCTCTTCAAATCTACCTTCTTTCAACAATTCTACCGATTGCAGAATTGCGCCTTTCATAGATTGATTCTTACAAAACTCTAATGACTTATCTTTTGCGTATTCAATTTCTTGACGATTTACTTTTGTCTCAATATCCAATAAAACATTAATTGTTGATTCTTTTAGTTCGCCTTCTGGATATTGCGCAATTTCTGTCTTTAATATTTCATAGGACGGCGGGCCATTATACTTATTAAAAAGTTTCCTTATCTCTAACCAAATTGTTTTATGTGCCTCTGATGTAAAATACTCTTCTTTTAAAACCTCAAAACTCTTTTCAAAAAACTCTCTATCAATCAATGCTGCTTGTAACACACAATTCTGAAAGTTTGTTCCAAAAGACTTAAAAGAATCAACATCTGTATACGCCATTTATCTCTCTCCTATAATGTTACCGGTTCGCGCGATACTGACATAAAGGTCGAAACCCAATTATCAATATTACTTGGCGAAATGTTTTCACCCAACAACTTAAGACGAAGCTGATAAGAATTAAACTTCAATTCTTTATTTTCATAACTTCTTTCCAACGCCTGAATCGACTGCATGTTAACGTCTATATCTAGTAACTGTACTATCCCATAATTTCTTCTCATCAATTCTGCGTTATCAATATATTTCTCATACTTCTTCTCTTTTTGCTTACCTGCGTATTCTAAAATGTCATCTACACCAGCTTCTTCCATATTATTTAATAGTGGAAAATCAGTCTTTGCTGTCGGCTCTCCGACGCCTTTGACTCCCCCTATGTTATCACTCTTGTCACCTACGATCGCCTTTAGAAGCGCGTAATTAGGTGGAAAAACGTCTTCTTTTTGCATCATCCAGTCAAGGTCTATCAACTCACCTCTTGGATTCTCTTTTGTTTTCACAGGGCGAAAGATCGACGTCCGCTCATCTACTAACTGGAAGAAATCTCTGTCCGTTGAAATGATTATTTTTGCGTCATCTTTAAAAAAAGTTCTACAAGAATACGCAATTTGATCATCAGCTTCCAAGTATTGAACCGCAGGTTGGTAAACAGGCAATACATCTAAACACTCTTTTACTAACTGCAGTTGTCGTGCAAATGAAACCGATTCATCTTCCTGCGAATACTCAAAATACCTATTTAGCCCTCTAAACTTGCGCCCTTCTTTATATTCTTTGAGCGTTTTTCTTCGACGCTCTGAAGAACCTTTTCCTTCCCAAACCACAGAAACAATATCGGGGTTATGTTTCTTAATCTGGGACTGTAAGCTATTAAGAGTGCCAAAAGCACCACCAATATGCTCACCATCATCATTTGTTAATCTCATTGCTGAAAAGTTTCTAATGAACATATTCATCAAATCAATTAATAAAACCTTTTTCATTTATTATTTTCCTCTATTACGTTGCTCAAACCAAATAATACGACGCCTTCGTTTTGACATTTTAAGTCTCCTACCACATTACCATATTAGACACCACTTTTCTTGAAAGTAACCTATACAATATAATCCAATTTTTCAATCCCGTCAAGGTTTTTCTTTCTATTACTAGCCGCTCTTCTTGCTCTTCTTTTACTAAACGAGTAGAATATCTTTCTTGCCTCAAGCGAGAAATTCGAGAACTATTATGATCTGAACGCCAAACAGTGTAGTCTATAAAAATACGCCAGCAGATCCTAAGTGTGATTAACATAATAAAAACCTTTAATTAATATTAGTGACTCAGCATCATCTTCATTCCTCATCTTTTTCCCTCCGCGTTGGTGTTGGTAGTTTTCTATTTCTTGGGTTTATTCTTTTCTGCCAAACTATTTTGGCTCCTTCTACATCCCTACTAGCCGTCGCATCTTTAACCTCAACCTTATCACTTTGTTGTGCCAGCGTAATGGTTTTCTGCGGCTGTAATATGGATAGTTGTGATTCATTATGTATATGGTAAATGCTGTAGGGACTATAACCATTAGAATAATAAGAAACAATAGGATAATACCCATTGCCGTAAGGTAAGTAAGAGTATTGTGGCCATAGCTCATAACGTCTGTTAACCATTGGTCTATGTTCATCTCTCTCATCTCGTTGATAGTTATTTTCTAAATTACGAACATTTATTTTAGGTGGGGACTTTACTCGCAGTGGATCGTAAAGTAGTGTGTAACACCCATCCAATACTAAAAGTAAAGAAACCAATGTTAAATATTTAAAGATTTTCCGATACATAATCTAACCTTCTTAATGATGCGTCATTATACTTGTATGGCTCAACACCAGGTGTTTCTAAAATATCAATACGATTTATCCAGCGCCGTGCCATCGTATCACGGACTTGGTAAACTCCAGACTTCTTACCAGCGTCCACCCACACATAATCACCATATCTAAGAAACCCCCCATAACGTATAAGCATATTCCGTGAAACCGCAACATATCTATATTCACTTGCCTTACTTATTTTAATTACACTTCCATCGGCCGTAATGTTTGGTGTATCATCAGTTTGATCTGCAACAGGATGATACATTGTTACGACTACTTGATGCTTATTATTCTCGTATTCTTCTATCTTTTTTTCTTTGTCAGCCAGTCTTTCTGCTAACTTCAAACCCTCTATAGTCGTATCAAGTATTAACGAATCAGCCAATGTAACCTTACGTTTTAAAAATAAATTCTCTTCTTTCAGATCGTCAATTACTTCTTTCTTCTCAACACTATGAGACACAAAAATACAACATAGGAGAAATATAACTAAGGTTTTCACTTTCTCTCTCTGCACTTTACTTACCCCGATAATATAAATACTGCATGAAAAAATTATAAAAATACACTATCATTTAAAAATATTTAAATTCATGTTT